GTATTTTAATGAGCGATAAAAATAAACATGTAACACCACCTGCAATTTTTATTTTGGAAAAAAAGATTCAAGAACAACAAAAAGAAATCGACTCCCTCAAGGCGCAAAATAAAAAATTAAAGGGTGCTTTAGAGTGCATTTCCTCAATTAGTTATATAGAGTTTCGAGAAAATAAAGACTACTGGAGGAATACAGTCGTAGGGGTGGCTAGAGAATCCCTCGAAGAAAAGGAAGGTGCGGAGTGAGCAAGTACACAGAGAGTTTTGAGTCTTACGCAGGATCAATAAGAGGTTCAACAACTTTTAAAGATGTATTTAACCACCAACAATCCAAAATCAACGAACTACTCGAACGCTTAGGGAAATACGAGAAAAAAGCCCAACGAGATGATAAAAAAATATGCGACATGGGGATTGAGCTTTTTCAAGTTAATGAACGCTTAAGAGAGTGTGAAAAGAGTTTGAGGTTTTACAAGTGGGCGAGCTTGCAAGAACTGGAAGAAAATGACCAAGTTCAGGTTTCAAATATTCCAAATGTCTGGGCTAACGGCAAGCATGCGAGAGAATATTTTAAGAAATACGAGGGTAAATAATAATAACTGCGGAGCAACTTCATTTTATTAATCTTTAGGTGTGTGAATTGTCGGGAAGTTGTTTCGCAAGTTACCAATCCACGGCGCGTTATGTTTGGTTATAAAATTTTAACAGATTTTAAGGCAATAACATAAAGCATAGCGCGTCGTTTCAGGAGAATAATGGCAATAATAAAAGAGATAGTTCAAATAACCACACTTTACGGTTTCGCCTTATGGGGTGCGATCTGCTTCCTTTACGAAATACTCGGCATAAACTGACAAAAATTTGACACCGATTAATACATGGTACTATCCTGAAAATGTGAGAAGTCACGATAAGGAGAAGTCCATGAAAAACCAAGAAATCGGCACAGCTCTGTGCGTAATAAACAAAATTACAACAACAATTGACGGCGGCGCAAGAATTACCCTTGATTTAAGCAGTGAGTCACGAGAAACCATTGCAAGTCTTTTAGAAAGAAAGTTATCGGGTCAAGAATTAGTTATGGCCGCTTTTGTCGAGGTGGCACAATGAGCGGTGGTAGACCAACCAAGTACAAGCCAGAGTATTGCCAAAAGATAATTGATTATTTCAATGTACCGTTGACCGAAAGAGTCGGAGCAAAAAAGGAAGCGTCAGAGCTTCCAATGCTTATCGGCTTTGCAATGGAGATCGGTGTTTCTTATGAAACCATTCTCGAATGGACAAAAGTTCATGAAGAGTTTTCCCATGCTTATAAGTCTGCAAAACGATTACAGGAAAAATTAATCGCTGCAAACGCCATGAATAATCGCTATAATGCGTACTTCGCACAGTTTATGTTAAAGAACAATCACGGCTGGAAAGACAAGCAAGAAGTCGAGCAAACTCAATCAATTAAAATTGAAATTGATGCAGACGACGAAGCAGTTTAAGAAAACCAAGAAACAGGTTGAGGCTACTAAGCTGGCTGGTTCTCCATCATTAAAACACTTGATGCTTTACGGTGGGTCGAGGTCAGGCAAAACTTTTGACCATGTTAGACGGGTCTTCATTCGAGCAGCTAAAGTTAAATCAAGACACCTGATAGTAAGACTAAAGTTCAATCACGCCAAAACGTCAGTCTGGCACGAAACAATTCCAAACGTCCTTGATATTTGCTTTCCCAATCTAGGGGCAAGGCCGAATAAGTCTGATTACTTTTATTTACTACCCAACGGCTCAGAGGTTTGGATTGCGGGGCTTGACGACAAAGAGCGCACCGAAAAGATTCTAGGGAAGGAATACTCGACTATCTTTTTCAACGAGTGCTCACAACTACCCCTTGATTCAGTCAACATGGCATTAACCCGCCTTGCACAAAAAAACGAACTTAAAAACGTTGCCTATTACGACCAGAACCCGCCCAGTAAAAAGCATTGGGCCTATTGGGTGTTTGAAAAACTCTGGAACCCTAAGTCAGAAAAAGAATTAGACCCCAAAAAATACGTCAGTCTTTTAATGAACCCGACTGACAATATCGAGAATATCGACGAGGACTACCTAGAAACATTAAATGCAATGCCCGAAAAAGAGCGCCAGCGTTTTCTACTAGGTCAGTACACCGACGCAGACGAAGGGCTTATCTATTACGCATTTAACGACGAAAAGAATCTCATTGATGATTACGAGATTAAAAAAGACCGACCAATTTGGATCGGGATCGATTTTAATATCGACCCAATGACTGCCGTTGTCGGACAAATAGACGGCGAGCGGCTGACGATCTTTGATGAATTTTTCTTAAAAAACTCAAACACTCAGGACTTGTGCAATAAGATTATTGCCAAATACGGCACAGGACACTATGTCTGTCCCGACTCAACCGGTAAAAAAGAGACGACAAACTCAAACAAATCAGATCATTATATTCTAAAACAGAACGGATTTAAGGTTAGATCTGCAAATAACCCATTTAGAGTTGACCGATATAGCGCAGTAAACACACAGTTACATCATGGTAATATTGTTTTTACCAAGAATTGCAAGTACACTAGAAGTGATCTGAACACGTTGAGTTATAAGGAAGGAACAAACAAACCTGATTTAATTAGTCCTGAACTTGGCCACATCACGGATGCACTAGGCTACTTAGTTTACAGGACCATAAACCCATTCAAAACGAAACCCAAGGCAATACAGGCTTATTAATGTACGACTTAAACAATCAAAACCAGTTATCCAGAATCATTGAATCACTTGTCCACCCAGAGCAAGACCGCTACCGAAAAGAAATTGATAGGCAGTGGAGAGTTCTTAGGGGTGATTTAAGGTTTTTCGTCGAAGAAGAAATTAAGCGACTTTATCCCAAAACCTATCAAAATTTCATAGTTAGTGAGATGAATTTTGCCGCAAAGATTACCGACAAAAGGGCAAAGGCCTATAAAGAAGAACCCTTAAGGGTGCTTGCAAATGACACTGAGTCGAAGGCTTACCAAGCGCAATTAAAAGAAATGAAGGCATTATGGCACTGGCGACTTTTTGATACCTATCGTAATTACTTTCGTTATTCTTGTTTGTGGTTTTCTTTTTATGAGAACGAAGTAGGCGAGCAAGTTCCAATGCTAAGAGCGTTAAGACCTTCTCAGTTTACCCGAATTGTTAACGATTTTGGTCAGACTGAATTGTTTGCGGTTTATTTTGGTAGCGACATTGAGAGTGAGGTGCAGGTTCGCGGCGATCAATTCGAGCTATTGCAACAGGATGAGCCAGAAGACGACGATTCTTTTTACATTGGGTTGTGGACCGACAAACAGCATAAGGTCGTTAAAATTTCATCCAACCAAGGCGGCGATTATCGCTTTGAAGAAAAGCCATTACTTGATAACGAGGACGGTGTAAACGACCTTGGCATTATTCCAGCGGTTTTTTCTCAGGAAGGTGACGAGCGAGAGCGCCCTGCATTTAATCCGCTTAAAGACCAAACCATTACGCTTAACTCAATGTATTCAATTATTATGTCAGGCGTTTCAGTTCAAACGTTTGGACAACTTATTCTTAAGCACCCGCAAGATCAAACTGTTCCCGATATTTCTCAACAGGGTATTTTTGTATATCTTCCATTGCCGCAGGTTGGACAAGACGAGCCAGAGACAAGTGCAGAGTATATTACGCCTAGCCCAAACATTGCCGAGTCTTTAGAGGTTTTTGATAAATACGCCATGAACACACTAAGAGAACATGGATTGAGCGGCGAGGTTTCAGGGCAAAATAAGTTTACATCGGGACTCGACCGGCTCTTAAGCCAAATGGACACGACGGAAATCATTGAAGAGAATCAACAAAGCTTTCAGTTATGCGAGAACCATTTGCTAAAAATTATTAAAGCGTTCAATGAGCTAACTGGCGGTCCTCGTTATCAGTCGGAAGATATGAGCGTAATTTTTAAAAAGCCTAGGCCATTACAGTCGGAAAAAGAGCTACTTGAAATCATCGAGAAAAAACTTTCACTTGGTTTAATCGAAAAATACGAAGCATTAATGATTCTTGACCCAAATATGGGTGATGAGGCGGCACAAAATAAGATTGAAAAAATAAACGAGCAAAAAAGCTTAAGGATTAATTTTGGCGATCAGCAAGAAGAAGATGACATCAAGGGTCAGGATTAAAGACCTGTTGGATGAGTCCGATTACAAAGCCTATAAGAAGCTCTCTAAAAAAAGAAAAGAGAACATCAAGGACGAGGTTGGTTTCACTTTAAACAATGAAGTGAATAAGGAACTCGACCAATCACGCTCGCCCGCTCAGGGTGGTAAGTTTAAAAAGAAATTAAAAGACGGCACAAGCTCATACCTGTTTGATACGGGTGAGCTTAGAGGTAATTTACTTCACGAGAATTATCGCGACGGCATCGAGTACGGCGTATTTGATTCTGAAAATGCAGCAAAGGCCTATGGGCATCACACCAATATGAAAGGACACCCGACTTTACAAGGCAAGGTTGGTAAACGCCAAATAATTCCAGAAAAAGGCGGCAATTTCAAACCTAAGATAAAACGCAAGCTCACAAAAAAGATTAAGGAATTTCTTTAATGGGCTTAAAAGTAACTAAATCGCTAACGATTAAAACGCTTTTGCCTTCTTTAAAGAAGGAATTTCTAAGCCGTGGCAACCAACAGGAATTAAAGAATTTAGTCAGAAATACAATTGAGTCTGGCAAATCGCCTGTTCAGGGCAAGACCTTTAAGAAATACTCCAAGGGCTACGCCAGAATAAAGGGTAGGACTCGACCGGTAGACATGAAAAGATCGGGAAAGATGCTCAATTCTTTACAAGTGAGCTCAACTAGTAGTTCAATTGTACTTAGATTTAGAAATAAGAAACCCGCCGACTATCACAACCGCTTAGGCGCAGGACGAGGCAAGGTTATTAGAAGATTGCTACCTTCGAACAGGGGCGAAAGATTTAAAAAATCTATTGAAAACACTATAGTCAGATATTTAAGGCGAGCGGCGAGAATAGCAGCGCGCAAACAAAGGTGACAAAAATTTAGTTTACGATTACAATGGAGGTAAATCATGTCGGAAGAAGTTCAGACACCACAACAGGAACCTGTTGAATCTCAAGAAACAATTACTCAAGAAAACCCTAAAGAGGACGTTAACACTCGCTTGTTAGAAGAATCTAAAAGGAATAAGAGTAGGTTTCAAGAAATGAAAGCGAAGTATGAAAAACTTCAAAATGAATTGCTCGAAAAAGAGGGCGACGTTAACAAAAAGCTTGAATTTGAGAAATCAAAAAATGCTGAGTTGTTACAAAGCCTAAACAAAGAGCGAAACGAACGCATTAAACGCGATGTTAAGTTGTTGTTGAGCAAACACGCGAAAGATGCAGTAGACGTTGATGATCTGGTCATGCACCCTAAGGTAAAAGACATGGTGCATTATGATGAAGACTCAATGGAAGTAGATGAGGAAAGCATCAAGGAAGCTGTTAAGGTAATGAGAGAATCAAAACCACACTTCTTTAGTGCGCAAGGTGTTAAGAAGCAAATAAATCGAACACCGACCGACCTGCCACCAGAGAAACCTTTATCAGACAAAGAAAAGTTTTCAGCGTCCATTAAGGGACTATTTAGCTAACAAGGAGAAATACTATGGCTGACGCATTATTTGGCGTAACAGAATCAAGCGCAGCGGCATTATCCAATGTCTCAAATCTGATTCAAAAATTCCTTATTCAGGAATCAAAACTTTTACCTCTAGTTACTGATTATTCTTATCTGGCAACTAAAGGAACAAACTCGATTAAAGTTCCTCGTTCGGGTGGTTTCACCGTTGGCGACAAATCAGAGAATACTTCGGTTGACTCTCAAATTGTGACGTACGCGAGTGATACAATCACACTTGACCAACACAGAGTTATCCAATTCCTAATTGAAAAGATCGCTAACAAGCAGGCTGTTCCAGCAATTGTTGAAGATCAAATCATGAAGGCGACTAAGGCACTTGCTTTAGACATGGACAATAAAATTAAAACTGAACTTGCTTTAGCGTCTGCGTCTGCGCCAGATCATGAAATCAAGTTCAACGACACCTCAAACAACGACCTTGAATTGGTTGACGTTCTTGAAGCTCGTCGTCTTCTTATGGTTCAAAACATTGACCCGCGTGAGTGTTACATGGGTATTGGTCCAGACAAAGAAAAAGATATGCTTGCTATCTCAGATTTTATTCACGCTGAGAAATACGGTTCAAGCGAAGGTCTTGTTAACGGTGAAATCGGAAAATTATTCGGAATGAAAGTTGTTGTTTCTAATGTATTTTCTGCAGAAGTGGTTACATGGCACCCAAGCGCGGTTGGTTACGCTGTTCAGCAACCTACTGAACTTGACATGGATAAAGACCTTAGCAACCTAGCGATGAGATATTCACTAGATTATATTGCAGGTTTTGAAGTCCTTGACGGTGGTAAAAGAACTGTTCACACAACTGAGACTTAATAGTTAACGAGGGGGGTTTCGGCCCCCCTTTTTTATTTATGGAAAAAAATTTAACTCAAGTTAAACTCCGATTAACTGCTAAAAAATACTCTGATTTAGTTCAGTTAATGCTGGATAATAACGGGAAACATGGTTTTTATTTTGATTACCAAATTAAATTAGATCATAAGGGCGGGTACATGGCTCTTTATGAAATTGACGTTTTAGAATATGCACGAAAAAACGGCGGGAAGATAGACCTTGGGGAATGAAGATAGCACCTTAACGGGCAGAAACAGGTAGGCGATAAAGAATGATCGGACTAAACGAAAAACTCACTATTCAATATTACGACGGTGTTTCAACGTACACGGATTATTCTGACGAGTTATTTAGCTACCTAAGAGATTCTGCAACGATAACGCTCGCGTCTAGTGAGGCTATTTACATCGGCTTTAGAAAGCCTATTAATCAGATTTATGTTCAACTTGACGAAGCTTCAAGCACAAGCACAACATTAAGCGTTAAATATTACAACGGCTCAAGTTTTACAGCGGTCACAAACCTACATGAAGAAACCAATGCTTTTACCCGTTCTGGGTTTATAAGTTTTGACAGAAACCTGACAGACGAAGCAAAAACAACAATAAACTCAACAGAGCTTTTTTGGTATGAATTTACGGTCGGTTCAGACACAACGGAAATGATAATTAAGGGAATAAACATTCTCTTTAGTGATGACAACATGATTTCAGAGCGCGAGCCTGCACTGGTTAGCAGTGATTTTTATCCAGAAAACGAAAGCTCTTTTGTTAACTTTCATCAAGCGGCGCGTAACCATATTATGCAGCGACTTAGAAATCAAGGGAAGGGCGTTTATGTGACTGAGGAAAACGGCGAAAACGTTCTTTATTTTAAAGAAATTACGGCTTGGGATTTGTTGGACCCATCCCAACTAGGGCAAGCGTCAACAATGCTTGCAATATCTATGATTTATTATGAGCGTTCAGACTCGCCAGAGGATAAGTATTACCAAAAATACATGGATTACAGAAAAGAGTTCAACGACTCTTATAGCCTTTATTTTTTAAGCATTGATCTAAACAACGACGGTAAACAGTCAGACGAAGAAAAACAGGATTACCAAACAAGGGTGATAAATAGAGCATGAGTAATTTAGTAGAGCAAATTTTAGACGCAATTGAACTAGAGGTTGAGAACGAAACTGGTTTCGCCAAGCTCAAATACAATTACAACATTGCAATGAATGATGCCATTAAAAACTCAAAAAGGTTTGGCGTTAGACCAAAAGAGGCAAGTGTTACAAGTGGAATAACAAACGTTTACACTGTTGACCACACCTTTACCGTTGATCTTGTGCTTGGTTACGAATCGAACGCGCAGAACGACGCGACATTGCAAACAAGGGTAAAAACACTTTACAATAAAATGGACGAGGTTATTAAGGCTATGCACTTGAACAAGGCGGGGCTACCGAGCATCGTTTTAGTAGTCAACCTAGACTCTATTGCAGAACCAGAAATAAACGAAGAAAACAAAATAGTCTCACTTAGTGCAGACTTTATTATCAAATACAGAAACACGGTAGACTAAGGAGATATTATGGCAATCGGTGTTGTAAAGAATGAATCAACTCTCGCGCTAGTAGCCGAGGCGAGCGAAGGGGTTTATGACGCGGTCAGCGCGGGCGACGGTTCGGAATACATTGAGGTTTTAGCAGAGGGGGCTGAGCTGAATAAGCAGCGCGAAATTTTGGAAAGGGACTTGCTCACAGATACGATCGAGCAAGAAGCCGCAAGGGTGGGCGTTTCGGACGTTACTGGCACAATTCCAGTAGAGTTTAAAGCAAATGCTACAGAAGGCGATGCGCCTCAATCAATGGATGTTCTTTTAAGATCGCTTTTAGGTGGTAAAAGACAAGTTACAACAGATCAAACAAGTTCGACAGGGCATACTTCAACTGTAATTAATTTTGCCTCGCATGATTTCGCGGTCGGAGATTTGGTCTTGGTAAAATCCAGTGGCGCCTACGAAGTCAGACCCGTTTCTGCGGCTGACGCTACAAGTATTACTTTCCCTTTTGCATTGGAAAACGGTGCGCCTGCCGACGGTGTTGTTTGTGCTCAAGTTACAACTTATTACTCAGACACAGCCAACTCAATCTCGTTTTCAGCCGAACACAACCTAGGCTCGCAAGCAATTCAACAGCAAGTTGCAGGGCTTAGATCAGCCTCAATGAGTTTAGAGAATTGGGCGGTCGGTCAAGTACCAACGGCTAACTTTTCAGTACAAGGGTTATCATTAGAGCGTGTTGACGCTGACGCAACTGAGACACCAGCTTTTAGTGATGCATTACCGCCAGTGGCACTTTCAGCATGTATGTGGGTCGACGGGAACAAAATGTCTTACACAGAGCTTGGTTTAAATATTGAAAACACAATTTCATATATTCAAGATGCCTGCGACGCCAATGGCCGCGTTGCTTCACGCTTAACAAATCAGCAAACTTCTGTGAATGTTAACCCGTACCTTGATGATTCAGACCTAACTAAAACTTGGGATAAGTTTAATGACAACGATGATGTTTCATTTTTCGCTTACGCTTACAACCCAAGCGGAACAGCGGGCGAGTTTCAAAACGTTGTGGCAATCTGGATACCTCAAGGGAAAATTATCGAATCTCCTGTTGCAGACAACGACGGGATTATTTCAGAAAACCTAGCGATTAGAGCGCACCGTTCAAGCGGTTCTGATTCAATTTTTCTAGGGTTCATTTAATAGCGAGAGAGGCAAACTTGGCTAAAATTTTAAAAAGAACAGACAGAATTAAGTTTAAGGTCGGCGAGGTTACTTTCACCCTCGCCCCTTTTACTTATGAACAAAAAATGGAAATGAGTGAGTGTATTACAACTAAGGCAGGGGTAAACCGTGTCGACATGTTTAAAACACAAACTCTCATGCTTAAATACGGCGTTAAAGACATTGACGGTGTCGAGGATTACGAGCTTGAGTTTGATTCAAGCGGTAATTTAACAGACGAGTGCATTAGTGAGTTGCTTTATTTAGATCAATCTATTCCAATGCTGAGTGCTTGTTACGAGATTCACAACGGACTCCCTGACAAGCTTTTAACAGAAGGTGTTGAGCTAGAGGTTGTCTCAAAAAAGCAGAAAGGCAATTAGTCGGCGGCGAAATACACCCCGCTTTAATTGCTGTTTGCGACAAGCTTTATAATATTAGTGAAGTGACCGCAAGCGAAGAAAAGCAACTAATTGCCACGTTTCTTTATCAGGCCAATAACAATTTAAAGTGCGAGAACTGCGCTTCAAGACTAGAGGGCGATAGGAAAGAAAAATACAGAAAAGATCGCGGCTGTTATGGGGTTGTTGAAAACGTGGTTGCTTATTGGCAATACGAAGGAAGTCCAGACAAGTTCAACTTTCACACATGCCCGACCAATCTTAAAAACTCGTATTTTTCAAACCTTATAAGTTTATATCATGAGTATGAAAGAGGCAGAACGATTTACTCAAGTGATATAATGCAAATGCCAAATAGGTTTGTTCAGTTCATGGATATTATTGGCTCATTAATTTATACTAAGAATGAGCACGAAAGAAAAAAAAGGGAAAGAGTAAACCGCAATGGCAAACGAAGTTAAAATTGAAATTACTCTCGAAGAAAGAAAGGCACTTAAAGCCTTAGATAGACTCACCAAAGAGATTGACGACACCGCAAAAGATTCAGCAAAATCATTTAAAAAACTAGACGGCGCAGTTGCTTCATTTGCGGGCAACCTTGCGGCTGACTTAGCGGGTAAAGCCTTAACGCTTGTCTCGGATACTTTTATCAGGGCGGCTGACGCAGCGGTTGAGTTTGAAAAAGCAATTGCGGAAGTTAACACCCTACTACCCGAATCAAAAAGGCTCAACGAGGATTTAGTTGATGCCCTAAGCGACTTGTCGGGTAACTACGGAACCACACAAACAAAACAAGCAGAATCATTTTATCAGGTAATATCGTCAGGCGCAGCAGAAGGCGCGGCGGCTGTTAAACTACTTGATAGCGCAAATAAACTTGCCCTTGGTGGTCTCGCAGACTTAACGGACTCGGTTGATGTTTTGACTGATATTGTTAACGTCTACGGTCAGGAAAATATAAACACAGATCAAGCGGCGAACACTCTTTTTGCAACCGTGAAGCTTGGTAAAACAAACATTCAAGAATTATCGACAACGATGGGTCAGGTTTTACCGTCAGCCGAAAGGCTCGGGGTTTCACTGGAAGATCTAGGCGGGGCGCTTGCAACCATGACCGTTCAGGGTTTATCAACAGGGCAGCGCGTAACTCAATTACAGGCTTTATTTTCTGCATTATTCAAAAAGTCTGGCGATGCGGGCAAAAAATTTGGAAAAGAAGTCGGGGAAGCATTCTCACTAACAGCCCTTAGAACTAAAGGCTTAACTAAATTCCTAGAGGATTTAAATACAGCGACAGGCGGCAACGAGCTTGTGCTGCAAGAACTCTTAGGTAGAACGGAAGCGGTTAACGCAGTCTTTGCGCTAACTGGTAAAAATTCACAAAAACTTGCGAGCAACATTGCAGATATTAAGAAAAATACTGACGCACTAACGCAAGCAGCGGAAGTAAATGCCAACACGTTTTCACAACAATGGGCAGAGGCTACGCAAAAGGTCAGTAATATATTTGGCAAGTGGTTAAGTCCTGCCATCGACCTTGCAACGTCGGCTCTTAAAAGTTTTAACGAGGCGTTAGAAGAAACGCCAGAGGAAAAAGCGCAAGAACTTGCCGACATGGGAAAGGAAGCTGAAAAGCTTGGTAAATCAATTAAACACCTTGAAGGGTTAAGCTATTTACCACCGAGTGAAGAGGCGAGACTTGAGGGCATGAAAGATCGGCTTCAAGAAATAAACAAAATTCTTGATGAGCAGAAGCGCAAAAAAGAAGAGGCGGCAAAAAGTGATGATGCGTTTGTTGGACCGCCACGCCCACCAGAGCCACCAAAGCCAGACCCAAGAGTTATTGAATTTAAAAAACAGCAAAACGAAACGCTACTAGCACTAGAAAAGGAAAGGATTGCAAAAGAAGGCGAACTTGCAAGGCTTCAACACGAGGCAATGAAAGAAGGTCGAGAAATGGACTTAGCTACTCGACAAGAAGAGTACGCCTTGGAAAAAGAAATTAAGCTATTGCAGGACGAGGAAAAGGTTGCACAAGAAGCCAAAACAAAAGAGAAGCTCGCTGAACTAGATATGAAGTTTAAGGGCGAGCAACTTAAGCGCGACTTAGATGCAAACAAGAAAAAAGAAAAAGCAGACAAGGAAGCGGCTGAAAAAAAGAAAAAACTGGATGAACAAGCCAAGCAAGCGTATTTCGCAAACAAACAAGCCGAAATAAATATTGCCTCAAATGCAGCGGGATTGATAACGGCGGTTTCAGGAAAAGAGACAAAAGCAGCATTTCTCATTAGTAAAGCGGCTGCGGCTGCGCAAGTCGTTATAGACACCCAAAGAGCAAACATGCTTGCAAGGGCGCAACTTGGAACGTTTGCAGAGCCGGTCGTTTTGAGACAAAACATTGCAGGCGGCATTGCCCTTGCCACAATTGCAGCGACAACACTTCAAGGGTTCGCCGATGGTGGTGTTGTTGGTGGTGGCGCCACAACGGGTGGTGACAATAGAACTATTACAGCGCGTGATGGTGAAATGATTTTAAACGCTGACCAACAGGCCAATCTTTTTAATGGAATAAACGGCGGCGGCATGGGCGGTGATATTGTTATCGAAATAGATGGGCGAGAAATTGCGCGAGCGGTCAGAGATCAACGACAACAAGGGTTTAGTGCTTAATGAGTTTAGTTTATTATTACAATAATTTGGCAAAAACTGCGACCATAACAGCGTCAACAGAAAACGCCCAATATCCTGCGAGCAATATTAAGGACGACAGAAGAACAAAGATTTATCGTTCAACGTCAAACTCAGACAACGTTGTTTTTGATTTTGGTTCAGCCGAAAACGTCGACGCGGTTTGCATTGCACCAAACTGGCAAACTGGCTTTGGTTTTACCGCGATTACAATAGAAGCCAACACAGCCAACACATGGGGGACGCCAGCATTTACACAGTCTTTTAGCTTTGATTCAACTTATGGAACAGGAATCACCGAGCTATCAAGCACGCAATCTTATCGTTACTGGAGACTTGTTATAACCAGTTCACTCGGTTACTGCGAGCTTGCAAATGTTTTTATTGGTCCTAAAATGGACATAACAACAACCGGTGTAAACAGCGGCATAAGATTTAAAGTTGATGATTTGGTTGAGACTCGACAAACAGAATATGGTCAGGTTTTTATCGACGATATTACTCAGAAAAAGAAAATTGAAAACGTTAATTACGAGAACATGAATAAAACCGAGGTTGCGAATTTTGAGGCTTTTTATGACTACGCAAGGACCGTTAACCCTTTTTGGGTTCGAGTTAAAAACCTTGATTCAGTTATCAATGACGCTGACCGATATGGCGGGATTTATCGCTTTACTCGCGTCCCTGACATCGTCCTAAGTCTCGGTGGTTTTTATTCAACGTCTTTTAGATTAGAGGAACAGAAATGAATGTGCGTGAAAGTAGAAACATTTTTCTTCAAGGGATTGCGACCATTGCAGTCGCTTTTCTTATTGGTACTTTCGCAATGATTTATAACAACGACAAATCTAGTGAACTTTTTGTCAAAGAATTGTCATTTTTGTCAATTCAAATCAAAGATTTAAAAGAGCAAATTAAATTTATGCAGCTTGAAATAAAGCAAAACGCGTTAGATCGCTGGACTAGATCAGATCACAACGAGTATGCAAAGACTGTAAACGAAAGATTTAAAAACCTTGAAAAAAGAATGATAAGAATCGAGCAAATAAAATGACTGTACTTTTGGTGGAAGAGTTAAAAACAACACTTGAGCAAGATTTTACGCTTGCAGGCTCGCGTGTTTACCAAATTTCAGCCTTAAGACCGTTTGTGTGCATGTATGCTGCACCTAGTGGAACATTTACTTTTTCAATTAAAAGCGGATCCAATGTTTTGGGAAGCCTTTCGTTCACAAGCGCAGATATTCAATCAGACTTAAGCACATCAAATACTTATGCCTATCTACACAAAGCGTTAGAGTTTACTAATGACATCCCGTTAAGAGCGGGAACTTATACATTGGAAATGTCAGCTAGTGGTTATACTTACTCGCCTGACTCATTTATGAGCTGGGTCAAAAACAACGATTTATTTTTTGAAGTAGACGGTACAATAAGTAACGATACCAATAACCCGCACAGCTTTGAATTATGGGAAAATAAGAGGGCTATTTATGGCTAGAATTTTAGATTTTACTGACGGCTTTTCTCAAGCAGCAGCACCAACGACAAGCGTGACGATTGAGTCAAGCTCCAATCAAGCTATCGCATCGGCAGGGCAAATTACTGTGCAAAACGTTTCTTTTCAGCATTTAAAAGTTAGCGGAGATAGCGGTGCACAATCTGCGTCAACTACTCCGTTCACTGGAACGTTGCCAGATAGATCGATTATAATTTTACAAGGTACTGACTCGACTAATACACTTACACTTGCAAATAACGATGCGGCAGGTGGCTGCATTTTAAATGGCGATGCTGTTCTTGCTGAGTATTATATTCTTAAACTTATTTATGACTCTGACGCTGACCGTTTTATTGAATTAGAAAGGAACTTTGCATAATGAAATATTTTATTCTGTTATTCACACTACTATTTCACACGTTAGTTTATTCACAACTTAACACGTCAAACAGAACGGTAAATCAAAAGCTCTACTTTAAAGCAGGTGCAAACTTTGACAGCTTAACGGCTGACAGACCAGCATACATTGATAGCTCTGGCGATATAGTATCTCAGCTTTTAGATTTAACAACGGATGTCACTGGCGTTCTACCGCTTGCTAATGGTGGTACTGGCTCAGCGACCCAAAACTTTGTGGATTTAACGACTAATCAATCTATAGCGGGTCAAAAGACTTTCACAGATGACACGACCATAGACGCATCAGGTTCAGGAGATGCCTTAACCATTACTCATAGTGGCTCAGGTGATGGCTTATCTATTAATCATAGCGGGGCTGGGGTAGCGGCTACAATTACAGGAACTCTTAATGTTACGGGTCAAGTAAGCTCTGACAATCTTAATCTTAACGGTAACACTGTTAGCTCTACCGACACCAACGGAAACATCATCTTGGATCCCAACGGAACTGGTAACGTAAACTTGCCTGACTTAACAATTAGTCAGCCTGCTTATATTGATGCATCAGGCAATTTAGTTTCTCAAGACTTGTCATTAACTGCGGATGTATCAGGCATTTTACCAGAAGCTAACGGTGGCACAGGGCTAGATGCAAGTGCAGTGACCGACGGGCAGCTTCTAATTGGTAACACATCCGACAACACTTTTGACCTAGCAACAATTACAGGAACGACAGATCAGGTATCGGTATCAAATGGTAATGGCTCAATTACGTTAGCTACGCCGCAAGATATTGCGACAACATCAAGCCCAACTTTTGCAGGCGTTACTTCTACTGGCGATATTTTAATGAGCGGCACAGGTCAGATTGATCTACCTGTAGGAACAACAGCGCAACGAAGCGGATCACCCAACAGTGGTATGCTTCGCTTTAATTCTGAAACCTCTCAATTTGAAGGTTACGATGGCTCAGCATGGGGCGAAATTGGTGGCGCAGGAGGCGGCGGTGGCGGTCTTGATATTTTTTATAACCAAGATCACGAAACGGATGTGGACTCATCCGATTACACCACAGGGCTAAACGCAACATTCGATAACGGCGGTACACTTGGTGGTGCATTAGCAAATGAAACAACAAACCCAATTGCAGGTGCTACGTCAGTAAAGTACACAACCAGCGCAACAGCAACTAACTCAACTAACGACTGGTTTGCAAGCGCATCAATTACTTTAGACGATAAGCAAAAAGGTAATTTTGTCGGGTTTAACTTCTTCTATACATGGAGCGGTTCTGACGACTTACTATGCGTGGTTGTTTGGGATGATACCAACGATACTGTTTTAAACGACTCGACAGATTGCCTTGAAGCCGCATCTAATCCAACACGATATAGTCTTGGTGTTTTTATTCCAACATCAACTAATGCGATAAAACTTGGCTTTCATCACACTGGAGCAAGTGAATCGAGTAAGGTTTTAGTCTTTGATGACATAGAGCTGTCATCTAATCCTTTTGTTTATAAGAATCTCGGGGAAGAAAATGTATATAGTGCGGTTATAACTGCTGCGGGAAATGTCACCAGTGCTACTCCTTTCAAGGGTTCTGATTTTATCGCAACTGCCGATGTTAGTTTAACTGATACGTCTTTATACACAATTGATATTAGCTCTCTAGGACTAACACAATCTCCTAGTGCGGTGTCTAAAGCCATAATTGATGTTACAGGATTGACAGGGACAAGAATGTCAAAAGTCCAATCTGTAAGTGCGACAGAGATTGTAGTCAGAACTCACGCAGTATCTTCTAGTACAAATAACTCGGTCTCCTATGCAGCGTATCCTTTTACTTTAATGATTCAACGCCAAGGAGCAGACTATGTTGCCCCTGCCGAACACGTTGTAACTCCGGCTAAGTCTGGTATTGAAACTTACAGAGCTAATATAAGTGCAGGATATGCTACAGGTACAAAAATCATCTATTTCTCAAGTGAAAAAACAAATACAATCTCTCAAACTGGAACTGTTACAAATAACGGTACTTCAGGATTTACCTTTACTGCAAATAAAAAAGTAATTGCTTTTCTATCTGCGGGTACTGCCAGAGGTGGTGCAGGTGATGTCAGATGGGGCTGGGTATTAAATCCAACTAACGATAATACAGATATCGCATCGCAAGACGAAAGAGTTATCGGAGGGTATGCACAACAAACTTCAACAGGTTCAGACTTTGCTCCAACAAGCACCATGGTAGTTTTAGAAAAAGATGACGTAGTTAAGTTCATGGGATCAGGAAACACCTTATCCCCCGGTGATGAGTTTGGAGTGTCTATAGTTATTGTAGACTTTGAACAACAGGTACTATCAGCCGTTCCTGTTCCTTTAGTGGCAATACTAAAAGACGTTAAGCCAAGCGGGACAGCAGGTGGGACGTTCACTTCGGGCGCATGGCGAACAAGGACACTAAACACAGTAGAAGGGGACTCTGAAATTGTATCTTTAAGCTCTAATGAATTTACGCTACAAAGAGGAAAATACATAATTGAAGGAATGGCTCCAGCCCTTATGGTTGATGAGCACAAAACCAGAATTTATGATGTAACTAATTCAGCGGAAGCAATAATCGGTAGTTCGGCTTATGCTTCTGCTGCTTTTTATGTATATAATAAAAGTAACTTTTTTGGGGTAATAGAAATAAGCTCACCGACAACATATCGACTAGAGCATAGATCGTTAGCCACTAAGACTAGTAATGGTTTTGGCGTAGCAACAAGCTTTGGAAGCGATGAAGTTTTTGCCACTGTAAAAATAACCAAGCTTAAATAACAACGAGGTTTGAATAACAACTTTTAGCGAACACATTCAAAAAACGCGTAGTGAGAAAATCACATTGTGCCACGTTGAGCCGAAACGTCACGTTATGGAGTGGACTTCGCAGGGTGCGGGTGTTTACACTAGAGACGATTCGCAAGTTATTATCAATGTTGAAGACGACGGCACAGCCTTAACAGAGGCGGCAAGTTCTAGCGTCAGTGCGGGAGAGTGGTTTTACGACGTTGACGACGGCACTTTATACGTTCATTTGTCTGGCTCAAGTGACCCTGCTGATTCTGACGTTTATATCACTTATCGATACTTCTTTTCTAATATTCCAATTAATTTGCCTTATGATTTAAGCACGGGCGCAGAAGTTTTTTACGACGGTCGATTCAACGGGTTTTCTCCAATAAGTTTTGACCTTGATGACGAGAACGTTGGAATAGCAATTGAGTCAAATACTAGCGTTACGATTGAAAACACCGACGGCTTTTTTGATGATATTTTTGACGTGCTTTTTTGGGAATACAAAACAATTCGAATATATCAATTTTCAAGCAACCTAGCGGCAACAGAGGCGCAAAAGGTCTTTGAAGGCGTAATTGAAGACAAGGCTTTTAGCCAATCGAAAGTTACGTTTAAATGCAAAGACTTTGTTTATCAGTTAAGACAAGACGTTGTTTTAGAAAACTTTGACAGCAGCGACGGTGACGTTCCAGACACTTATCTAGACAAGCCAAAAAGAAGAATTTACGGACAAGTCGAAAAAGCTCGATGCGTTCCAATAGATGCTATTAAAAACGGTTATGCTTTAACTGGTACAATTACGGCGACAACGGGCGGCACAACGCTAACAGGAGCAGGGACCAGCTTTCTTGACGAGGTTAGCCCGAACGATAAGATTACTTTCTTTATAGGCGGTCAAGACGTAACAGAAGAG